TTAGGTCCTTTAAACTCAAAATTAATTTCTAACGGATCAGACCCAATATGGTCATCAGCTTCGGCAGATAATATAATATATGTTTCAAATTCAGGTAGTGATACGTTGAATAATGGTAAAGAAGGATCACCTTTCAGAACAATTAATCATGCACTTAGCCAAGCTAATAAAGCTGGAGTTTTATCTATTAATACACCATCAGGTGGAACTGGCGGTGCTGCAGGAATTTATAGAGTAACAACAACTACTTCAAGTGGTTCAGGTACTAGTTTACAACTTTATGTAACAACTAATGGTTCTACTTCTCCTACAATTGATGACGTAATTATAGAAAATGGTGGAAACTCTCATGTAACTGGTGATACTATAACAGTTTTAGGAACTGCATTAGGAAATTCTTCAAATTTAACATTTACTGTTAGAACAGCTAGTATAGGAGATTACGTAAGTGTACAAGACGGTGTTTATAGAGAAATTTTACCATTAAGAATTCCTGAAAAAGTTAATTTAACAGGAGGTTCATTAAGAGGAACCGTTCTTGCACCTGCAACAGGTAACAGTACACAAATTGCAACAATAAACAATGTAACAGGTGGTACAGGCGGTACTGCTGGAACATACAAATATTTACATCCAACAGCTTCGGCTAATGGAAAAGGTTGTGTTGTCACTGTTGTAAAAGCAGGTGGCGCACCAACAGTTACTTTGTATCATGGTGGTTGCCATTATATTGTTGGAGAAACTTTAACAATTCCTAGTTCTTCTTTAGGAGGTGGTGTTAATTTAACTTTTCAAGTTGCATCATTAGAATTAAACAGTGCAGCTAATATGCTTCTAACTAACGATGGAAATAATATAACTTATTTTTCTTTTAGAGAATTAACTGGCGAACCTGTTGGTGGAGGATATCTCTATCATGGTAGAAAAAGAGCTCATGTTATATCTTTAGATCCTTCAGGAAGTATTTCTGATAGATCGCCGTATCTTAAAGATTGTTCTTCTTTATGTGCTAACAATTCAGGTATAACAATTGACGGTGCTTTACATTTACCTGTAGGCTATGTAACAGGACAAACAATTACAAGTAATAGATCCATTTTAGCAAACGATTTTACTCAAATCAATAATGACGGTATTGGTGTATGGGCTTTAAATAAAGGTCGTGGAGAAATGGTTTCCGTATTTACTTATTATTGCGACACATCATACTTAGCAACAGGCGGAGGATTTTTAAGAACATTAGGAGGTTCAGGTTGTTATGGAGAATATGGAGCGCTCGCAACTGGAGGAGATGAATTTGAAGTAGCTAAAACATGTTTTAGTAGAGGTTCAACAATAGAATTTGTTTCAACTTCTTTTTCAGGCGGAAGTAATGATGAAAATATGTTGGCTGTAGGCGATCAACTTTTAGGATTAACTTCAGGTGCCACTGCACAAATTTTCTTTTTACAAACATCAGCAAAACTTATTTACATAACAAATATAACAGGCAACTTTTTAAAAGCTGAAACAATAAGAGCAACAAAAGCAAATTCAACACAGTATGAGTTTAATTTAAATACTTTATATGGACAAGTTGCTACACAAAATGCTAGTTATGGTGTTCAAGGATACTTAGTTCCTATTTACAGTACTAACTCATTACTTTCTGCTAGCAATGCTTTAAAATTAGGTTCAAATATAAAATTTGCTGGAAATGCAACATACTATAGATTAACTGCCGTAACAAATGAATCTTTGGTAAATCAACAAGCTGTTGTTAGAATTAATCCAGCTTTAGGACCAAGTACACAACTAATTCCAAATACTGGAATAGAAATTACTTCCGAATTTTCTAATATTCGTATGACTGCTCACGATTTCCTTGACATAGGTACAGGAGATTTTATATCAACAAATTACCCTAACACTCCTTCACAACTTCCTGATTCAGAAGATGAAGTTGTACAATTACTTGGAGGTAGAGTATACTTTACAGCTACAGATCAAAACGGAGATTTTAAAGTAGGTGGATTATTTAAAGTTGAACAAGCTACAGGATCTGCTACATTAAACGCCGACGCTTTTAACTTATCAGGATTATCTGAATTACAATTAGGAGCAATTGGTGCATCTTTAGGTGCTACGATTAATGAGTTTTCTACAGATGAAACTATGGCAGGAGATTCTAACACTGCTGTTCCTGTTGAAGTTGCTATAGTCGGTTATACACAAAGACAAAATATGGGAGTTGGACATTTTACACCACCTATAGGTACAACTGCTCAAAGACCTACACCACCTAATTTATATCAAGGAGGATTAAGATTTTCTACGACAAGAAATACTTGGGAAGGTTGGAATGGTTCTAACTGGACAGGACTAGCAGGAGGTTTACCTTGGGTAACTTTAGCTGGATTAGGAGGAACTCCTACAACAGTGGTATCAGGTTACAGAGCTTTTGTAAATACATTATCAGCAGCTTCAGTAGTAAATTTACCGGCTAATCCTGATATTGGAGATGAAATAAGATTAATAGATTTAGCTGGAACTTTTGCAACAAATAATTTAACTATTCAAAGAAATGGTAAATTAATTATGGGATTAGCAGAGAATTTTACAATATCAACAGATAATGCTGCTGTAGGATTAATATACACAGGCACTACTTATGGTTGGAAATTAAATGAAAATGTATAATAGACTTATAAATATGATTACAAACAAAGGAAACTATTAATGTCAGATTTAAGAGATTTTACAGGTAAAGCTGAAATATATGGATTTATTAAAACAGACACGAATGCTGATGGCATTTTTGACTCATTGACTGTAGTAACAACAAATGGCGGCGCACAACAAATTACAAATACACAATATAACAGTTTTAATGAAGTTATATTTGGAGCAGTTGGTATGACGTTTAGCATTAATGCACAAGGAAATTTAATAGCAACAATAGATAATTAAGGTATTATGGCATCAATAGATTTAGGAAGATTAAAAGTAGTTTTTAGAGGCACTTATAATAACGCTACTGCTTACACTGTAGATGATACTGTAGTTTTTACAGACACAGCCGTAACAAGTACATATATTTGTTTAGCAAATACTACTGGAAATGTTCCTTCAACAGCAGGTGTAGCAAATTCTACTTATTGGGCTTTTATGGCCAAAGGTACAGATGCTATAACTATGACTTTTAATACAGCTAATGTTGCAGACTTTACAGCTTCATCAAAAAATGGTTATTTTGTAAATACTACTTCAGGTCCTATTAATATAACTTTTCCAGCAAGTCCTCAAAGAGGCGATCAAATAATTATAATGGATTATGCAAAAACTTTTCATACTAATCCTGTTACTATTTTAAGAAATGGAAATAAAATTGAAGGTAATACAGATGATTACGTTTTATATGCAAAAGGAGCTGATGTAACATTTACGTTTGATGGTAACGCAGCTGGCCAAGTAGGTTGGAAAATTACTACTTTTGCTGGTGATAATGAAATGTCAAGATTTTCTAGTGACGGTACTTCTACTCCACAAGTTCCCGGTGCAGGTAGTAAAAAATATTTAGTTGCAACATCAGATGCTGAAGAAATATATTTTGATGGCGATTTTATGGTTCACAAATTTTTAACTTCAGGAACATTTAGCGTTAAATCTTTAGGATCAGATGCAACTTATGGTACTTTCATTAGATATTTAATTGTTGGCGGCGGAGCTAGTGGCGGTACTCACCATGCAGGCGGAGGTGGTGCAGGAGGATATCAAAGTAACGGTGCTTTTGACCAGGCAGTAACAGTACAAAACTACACAATTACTGTAGGTGCTGGAGGTGCTGCTAGAACACAAGGAAATAATCATGGAAATGCTGGAAGTAACTCAAATGCTTTCTCATTAACTTCAGGAGGAGGTGGTGGCGGCGGATCAGGTTCACATCAAGGACAAAATGGAGGTTCAGGTGGAGGATCAGGACATTCAAGCAGCCACGGTAGTGCTAACGGACAAGGAACAGGACATAGAGGTGGAAATCATCAATCACATAATTGTGGCGGAGGAGGTGGTGCAGGTACAAGAGGAAAAGATCAATATGGTACACATGAACCAGGTCAAGGTGGAGATGGAATACAAAATTCTATAACAGGCGTGCCTTTATGGTATGCAGGCGGAGGCGGAGGTTCTTCTCATAATCATACAGGTTCAGCTTCTGGCGGATTAGGTGGCGGTGGAATGGGAAGTTGTGGAGCTGGTGTAGATGGTACTGGCGGAGGAGGCGGTGCTGCTGAAGGAACACAAGGTTCAGAACATTACGGCGGTAAAGGTGGCGATGGTATTGTAGTTATTAGATATAAGGCTAAAGATTAATATGACTATTAAAGTTGCAAAATTAGATTCTAACAATAAAGTTTTACAGGTATCACTAATGAGTGATGTAGCTTGTAGGAGTGAACAAGGAACAATAACTATGGAAAGCGTACAACAAGCTGCAACAAAATTATTTGGAGAAGGAATTTATGTTCCAGATTTAACACCTGAAACACATGGTGCACCTAGTATAGGATATAATTATGATCCTGTAGATAAAGTATTTTTTGAAGATAAACCTAAAGATCCTATTACTGGACAAACGTATGATTCATGGACACTAAATATTGAAAAAGGAATTTGGGAAGCACCTCAAACAATTACAAATTTTAATGATATAATAATGACTAGATGGAAAGAAGATATACAGAAATTTAAAGGCAAAAAAGCTTCAGAAAATAGATTAAACCAAAACAGTAATTATTGGTCATGGAATAATATAAGTAAACAATGGGAGGACACAGGAAGTTCTGTATTTTAATATATGGCTACAATAGATTTAGGAAGATTAAAACCAATATTTAAAGGCACTTGGTCTGGTGCTACAGCATATGCTGTTGATGATATGGTTCAATATACAGATACAGGAGTTATAAACTCTTATATTTGTATAGCAGCAAACACAAATCAAGCTCCTTCTACAGGACAAATTGAAAATTCTACATATTGGAGATTTTTAGCTAGAGGTACTTCAGCTATTACTATTTCATGGAATCCTGTTCAAACAGCAAATTTTACAGCTGTAGTTAAAAATGGATATCACGTTGATACAACAGCGGGTGCAATTAATATTACTTTACCAGCATCTCCTAGTGATGGAGAAGAAATAAAAATAGTAGATTACGCAAAAACTTTTCATACTAATAACGTTACTCTTTTAAGAAATGGAAGAAAAATTGAAGGCAATACGGAAGATTTTGTTTTATTTGGTAAAGGTGTTCAAGTAGAATTAGTTTATAACGCTGCTAATCAAAACTGGAAATTTACAACTTTTGCAACAGATGATTTATTTTCAATATACAACAAAGTAAGACAAGGCCCTAGTTTAGGTTCTAAAAAATACATGATAGTTGATTCTGATGCTGAAGAAGTTTTTATGGATGGTGATTATATGGTTCATAGATTTTTAACTAGTGGATTCTTTAACGTTAAATCTTTAGGATCTGATGCAACTTTTGGTGATAAAGTTAGATATTTACTTGTTGGTGGCGGAGGCAGTGGCGGTACTCACCATGCAGGTGGAGGCGGTGCAGGAGGATTTTTATTTAACGCAGGATTTTTACAAGCAGTAACAGTACAAAATTATACAATTACTGTAGGTGCTGGAGGAGCTCAAAGACAATCTAATGCTCACGGTAACGATGGAAGTGCTTCAAATGCTTTCTCTCTTACATCCGCTGGCGGAGGTGGGGGTGGAGGACAATCTCATGCTGGTCGAGGCGGTGGATCAGGAGGTGGAGCAGGACATAATTCTACACATGGAAACGCTAATGGCCAAGGAGTAGGACATAGAGGCGGAGATCATGGAGGTCATAATGCTGGAGGCGGAGGCGGAGCAGGACAAAGAGGTGCAAATAATTACGGTGGTCATTCAGTGGGTCATGGAGGTATTGGAGCACAAAGCGATATTACGGGTAAAAATGAATGGTATGCTGGAGGTGGTGGAGCAGCAGGTCACGATCAAGGAGTTACAGCTGAAGGAGGATTGGGCGGCGGTGGCGGAGGTGGTGGCGGAGCAGGAATAGATGGTTACGGCGGAGGCGGAGGAGGTTGTGAAGGATCAAATGGTCATCATCAATACGGTGGTAAAGGTGGAGATGGTGTAGTTATTATTAAATATAAGGCGAAAGATTAAAATGTCTGTTTATGCTTTTAAAATAAATTCCGATACAAATATTATAGAAAGTGTTTTTGTTGTAAACAAAAATGCTGTATTAGGACCAGCTGGCATACCAACAACAGAAATTGTAGTAAACTATTGTATTAATCTTTTTGGTCCAGGTTATTATCACTGGAACGATCCTACATTAAAAGGTTCTCCGAGCGCAAATAGAATTTATGATTCAGCACGCAATGCTGTTTATGATGTAAAACCTTTTCCATCATGGGTACTAAATACAAATACCTGTGAATGGGAACCAGAAAAAATTAACGGTACGCCAAATATGTATATAGAGAATGTAAATGGAATTCAATATGCAGCTTTTCAATGGTTAGAAGATAGAAAAAGATGGCAAGCTAGAGTTCCTATGAGAGATGGTGCAAATGGCCCACTTTTTATTTGGAACCCTTTAACAAATAGTTACGAGGATAAAATATAGTATATGGCAACAATAGATTTAGGAAAATTAAAACCGACTTTTAAAGGCACTTGGTCAAACGCTACAACATATGCAGTTGACGACTTTGTTACATTTACGGATGCAGGTGTTATTAGCACTTACCTTTGTAAAGCAATTAGTTTAAATAATCAGCCTTCAACAGGTGGTACTGTAAATAGTACATATTGGGCTTTTATGGCTAAAGGTACAGCCACTGAAAAAATGAATTGGAGTAATTCAGTACAATCAGCAAATTTTGTAGCTTCAAGTGAATCAGGATATTATGTTAATACAACATCAGGTCCAATTACAATAACTTTTCCTGCAGCTCCTGCAGTAGGACAGCAAATCTCGATAGTAGATATAGCAAATAATTTTCATGTTAATATGGTTACAATAAACAGAAATGGAGTTGTAATTCAAGGCAATCCAGATAATTTTGCTTTATTTGGTAAAGGTACCGAAGTATGTTTTACATATTCAGGTGGAACTTTTGGTTGGACTGTAACAAGTTTTAGTTCAGATGATATTTCAAATTACGGAGATACTTCTGTAAAAAGAGGACAAATAGCAAAAGGTGTAGGTTCATTAAAATACATGGTAGCATCTTCTGATGCTGAAGAAGTTTATATGGTAGGAGATGATATAGTACATAAATTTTTAACTTCAGGAGTATTTCAAGTTCATGCACTAGGTTCAGATACAACTTATGGAGATAAAGTTAGATATATGATAATCGGTGGAGGTGGTAGTGGAGGAACAGGACACGCTGCTGGTGGTGGAGCTGGTGGATATAGACAAAATACTGGATACTTAGAAGTTGTAGCTGTTAATACATATACTGTTACGGTCGGCACAGGCGGCGGACAAAGAACACAAGGAAATAACCACGGTAATGCCGGCGGTGCATCATCAATTGCTCCAGCAACAGGAGCTACATTTACATTTACTTCAGGCGGTGGTGGCGGTGGCGGATCAGGTTCACATCAAGGACAAAGTGGAGGTTCAGGTGGAGGAGCAGGACATTCAAGCAACCACGGTAGTGCTAACGGACAAGGAACAGGACACCAAGGCGGTAACCATTCAGACCATTGTACAGGCGGTGGTGGAGGTGCTGGTCAAAGAGGTGGAGATCATTACGGTAACCACGAGGGTGGTCACGGAGGAATAGGACATCAAAATACTATTACAGGCAGACCTTTATGGTATGCAGGTGGTGGTGGAGGTACTTCACACGGACATACAAGCGCTTCTTCAGGAGGTTTAGGTGGAGGAGGAGATGGTGCCGGAGGAGCTGCTCAACCACATACTGGCGGTGGTGGAGGTGGATGCGTAGGCCAAGTTGGTAATCATCATTACGGCGGAGCTGGTGGCGATGGTATAGTAGTTATTAGATATAGAGCGAGGAACTAATATGCAAATAGCAAAAGTAGATAGTAATAATATTGTTGTAAATACTATTGCTATTAATGATTCAAAAATTATAGACAAATATGGTAGCATTACATTTGAAAACTGCCAATTATATTGCAATGAATTTTATAAAGATAGCAATATATATAGATATATTCCTGAAATACGAGGCGTTACAATTGGTGAACCAAACGTAGGTTTCGTATATAATCACGACAGAAAAATGTTCCATGATGTTCAACCTTTTAATTCTTGGACACTAAATGATAATGGATTATGGCAGGCTCCTTATGACTATGTTAATACAGGTGATGTATACGGAAAAATATTATGGAATGAAAGTACTCAAAGATGGATTGGCAAACTAACTGCAAATTTTGGAAAAGTGGAAAATCCTGATTATGTTTGTGATCCTGTAACTAAGCTTTGGTCTCTATTATAAATAGATATATAACAAGTAAAGTTAAATTAGATTATGTTCGAAAAAAATTTTATAAAAGTTATTGATAATTTCTTACCTCAAATAACATTTCAAAGAATAAAAAATAATATATTAGACCATAGTTTTAGCTGGTCTTATTCCGAAAAAGATTATAATCCAGATTTAGAAAAATCCTCAGGCAAAAAAATGGAAGATAACGTAGGTTGTCCTATGTATGTACATTCTTTATATGGATCTAAACAAGTTCTATCTCCTTTTTTTCCAATGTTTTTACCAATATTTGATGTATTAAAAGAAAAATTTAATGAGAGTTATGGAGGATTAATAAAAGCTAAAATTAATGCTTATTCAAATCATGGACAAAGAAAAAATTTAGCTAAACATAATGATTTATATTTTATGCCAAATGTGCTTGATAAAGAACATCTTATTAGAGAAGAAGATAAAATATTTTGTACTTGTGTATGGCAATTAACTACTGATAATGGAGCTACATGTATAGGAGAAAAAGAATTTAAAAACAAAGAAAATACTTTAATTGCTTTCGATGGATCAATGGAACATTGGGCTTATTCTCAAACTGATATAGATAGAAGAATAATAATGAATATAAATTTTAAAATAGGTAGACAAACGAGTGAATATCCTTGGTAATATATGTCAATAGAAATTAAAGAAATTATAATAATAGGTGGTGGTTCTGCTGGATGGATGGCAGCCACAACTTTAATTAGAAATTTTCCTAATAAAAAAATTACACTTATAGAAAGTCCAGATATTTCAACAGTAGGTGTAGGAGAAAGTACAATCGGAGGTATTAGTAGTTGGCTAGAAGGTTTAGGTTTAAACGATATAAGTAAATTCGCTAAAGAAACAGATGCTACTTTAAAACTAAGTATACGATTTGAAGATTTTTATAAAAAAGGAGATGGAGGATTTCATTATCCTTTTGGAAGTGCTAATTATTTTGGAACAGTTTCAGGTGCTAATGATTGGTGTGTAAAAAAAGTATATAATCCGGAAATACCATCTAGTGATTTTGCTGATTGTTATAATGCACAAATGGCATTAGTTAATAATAATAAATTAGCCGATACTTTTCCTAATTTTGATTTTAAAAAAGATAAAGCATTGCATTTTGATGCAACTAAATTTGGACAATATCTAAAGAATAAAATTTGTATTCCTGAAGGAGTAAATTATATATTATCAGAAGTTGTTGATGTTAAGTTAAACGAAGAAGGTAGTATTGAAAGTATAAAATTAAAAAACAATAACATATTGACGGCAGATTTGTTTATAGATTGCACAGGATTTACTTCTTTCTTATTATCTAAAACTTTAAAAGAACCATTTGTAAGTTATGAGGATATATTGCCTAATAATTCTGCTTGGGCTACTAGACTTCCTTATAAAGATAAAGAAAAAGAAATAAATTCTTATACAAACTGCACAGCTATAGAAAACGGATGGGTATGGCAAATACCTTTATGGTCGAGATGGGGAACCGGCTATGTTTATTCTGACAAATATGTTGATGAGAAAACTGCTTTAAAAGAATTTAAAAATTTTATTGTTAAAAAAGGTTATGGAGATTTAACAGAAAGTTTAGAATTTAGAAAATTAAAAATGCGAGTTGGACTACACGAAAGAATATGGGTAAAAAATGTTGTAGCTATTGGATTGTCTGCAGGTTTTATAGAACCTTTAGAAAGTAATGGTTTATATACAGTACATGAATTTTTAAGAAACTTAGTTGTGATATTAAAGAGAAGAAATTATATAAGTCAATTTGATAAAGGCGACTTTAATAGTAAGTGTGTAAATATGTTCGTACAATTTTCTAGGTTTGTAGCCTCTCATTATGCTCTATCACATAGAAATGATACACCTTATTGGAGAGATATATCTAAAAGAGATTGGTCTGTAATAGATAAAACGTGGACATGGGAAACTTTTTATAATCAATTAAGTCAAAGCCGAACTCTCAATAATGATGGTTATTTATTTTTAGCTATGGGTATGAATTGTTTTCCTGTAACTGAACAATCATTAATTGATGACACTTGCAATAAAAATTTTAAAGAAGATAATCGCCATGAATTGAAATCGAGAATTGATTTTTTAAATAAAAGAAAAGAAGATTGGAATAACCAGGCACAAAATTGCAAATCCACATATCAGTTTTTAAAGGACAAATATTATAGTTAAATATGAAAGTTTTTAAAGGTGAAAATGAAGCTTATGATGATAGAAAAGAAACTACTAAAAATATTTTAGATAGATTAAATAATTTTACTTCAATACATAAACAAGCACATTTTAATAAAAATAATAATTTTGTTGATGGATTTTATATGAAAGATAATACTATTTGTGACGGTCTTATAAATTTTTTTGAAGAAAGTTCAGAAAAAAAACCTGGAGTATTTGGAAATCATAACACAGATCATAAGATAAAAAAATCAATAGACCTAGGAATTTATAAAGATAACATTGATATTAGAATAAAATTGTATATAGATACTTTAAGTTCTTTAATACAAGACTATATTAGCAAATATACGTTCTTAGATTATCAAAATAAATGGAATCTTTTTCCTAAATTTAATATTCAAAAATACGATCCTTCTGGTGGGTATTTTAATTGGCATTTTGAAAGAGATTCTTTTGATAATTGTTTTCGAAACGTTGTTTTTATGACTTACTTAAATGATGTTACTGAAGGAGGAGAAACAGAATGGCTTTATCAAAATATGAAAATAAAACCTGAAAAGGGATTAACGGTATTTTGGCCTACAGATTTTACTCATACTCATAGAGGTATAGTATCAAATACACAAACTAAATATATAGCTACAGGATGGTATCATTATAGTCCTGATGTAGATAACCAAAAAAAGATTTATAAAAATGTTTAAAAATGCATTTAGTACTTTAGTTTGGAATAAACAGATTGAAGAAACAAAGTTATATCAACAAAAATTTATTGAATATGCTTATGAATTAAAACAAAAAGAATCTTCAGAATACAATTCAAATACTAATTCATATCAATCTAAGTTGTTAAATTTAAAAGAACCTATTATTAATAATTTTGTAAAAGATATTGAAAAACATTTAATTAACTATATTAATGTTTATGAGGTTGTTTCTTGGTGGTCTGTAGAAATTGATGATATGTGGATTAACATAAATCAAAAAAACGATTACTTGTTACCACATATGCATAGTCAAAAAGATTTTTCAGGTGTTTTTATGCTCAAATGTCCACAAAATTCAGGCAGTTTAGTTTTGCAAAATCCTGACTCTGGTTTAGATTATAAAAAATTTTATGTTAAAAACAAACGTAATTTTGTATATAACAGTTATAATTGTCACGAATTTTTTATAGAGCCTTCGGAACTGAAATTAATTTTATTCCCATCTCATATAAAACATTATGTTACTAAAAATGAAACAGATGCTGATAGAATTACAGTGGCTTTTGATTTTAATGTAGTTGTTAAAGATAATAATGAAATAAAAGAATATGCATGATATTAAAGAGTTAACTAAAGAACATCATAAGGCAGCTGAAGAACAAGAGTTTGTAAAAACTTTAATGTCAGGCAAAATTAATAACGAATTGTATGCTACGTATTTGTTTAATTTGTTACAATGTTATTCCTTATTGGAAAAGTATTCTTTACAAAATGGACTTTTTAGACAATTGCCACAAATAGAAAGAGCTAATAATTTAGATTTTGATATCCGTGCATTATGGAACAAACCTGAAAAACCTTTTATTACTAATAGTACGTTGAGATATATCTATCATTTAGATGATATAAAAAATCAGCCTGAAAAGTTGTTTGCTCATATCTATGTAAGACATATGGGAGATTTATATGGTGGCCAAATGATAAAAAGAAAAACACCTGGCCCTAATACATATCTTGTTTTTTTAAAACCTGATGATTTAAAAAGAGTTATTAGAGAAAATATTAATAACTATATGAACACCTATCAGGTAAACGTGGTTGCTGAAGCTAAATTATGTTTTGAATATGCTACAGAATTATTTAAGGAGATGAATGATTTGGGAAAATCTTATACAGTGCAAGAATAATATCATAGACATATTAGATTTAAATTGTACAGAATACTTTGAAGAAGGTATGAAACAATTTAATAAAGAAGGATGGGTTAATCGTACTTGGAAAAATGATAACATAAGACGAGCACACGTTGATGTAGTTGATGCAAGAGATACTAAAGGTTTATGGATGATGCACGTTTGCTTATTTCCTGGCCTTACAAATGGTGGCCCAATATATGGATTTGATGTAATTGCAGGTAAAAATAAAGTAACAGGTGCATTCCACGATTTTTCACCATTACTTAAAAAAGAACACCCATTAACGAATTGGTTTATCAATGAAACAAAATGGTATAAACCGAGTAAAGAGAGAGAATTACCGGATTGGGCAAAGGCCATCTTTAGTGGTGGTATGATTGCCGCTGGTAATATACAGACAGAAGAAGAATTGTTCCAAGTCACAACAATGGCCGAAAGTAATTTACATAATTACTTAGATAAAATTGTTAATTTCAAAAATGACTCGAAACAAGAAGATGTTATAAAGGCACAGAATTACTACTGTGAATATCAACAACAAAACCCACATACACCTAGAGTTATGTTATCTTTAGGTTTGAAAGAAGAAGATGTAATAGCGTTTAATAAAGACCATCTTTTTCCGAAGATAAATACTTAATATGAAATTAGATAAAAAATTGACAATACAATATGTTGCAGTTATTATAATATTTTTAATTGCTTTACTTTTAACTTCAATTGTAAAAGCAGATGAAAAGAAAATATCTGAATTAGAAAAAAGAATATCACAATTAGAATCAAACAAACTATCAATACCTAAAGGCCTTTTTATTACAGGTGAAGTTGAAGGTTATTATGATGACCGTACTTATGATAGTGGTTTAGACTCAAGAGCTGAATTACAAATAGGTGTTACACATAAGTTTAATAATCATTATGTAAATTGGACTGGTGCTTCAATGTTATATGATACTTATTATTCACTTGATACTACTTTAAATAATACGGTACAAGAAAAACAAATGGGATTTGGTAATGACTATTACAGATTATATCTTGGTGAAACAGACGCACAACGTTTAGGTTTTGCTAAGACACCTAAAGTAGGTGCACCATTAATTATTACACAAACAAATTCAAGGTTAGACCATAGAGAGAAAACAGTTCTAGCGATTGGTGGTTTTAATTGGGACGATCAATTTGATTTTGATTCATATAGATTAAGAAATGATTTACCATTAGGTTTAGTTGTAGGTTGGGATAACGAGAGAGATGCTTTATATACAAGTGCAACAGTAGGACTCTTTGGTTATGCTGATTTATCTTATATGCAAATTAAAAATCCAAAAAGTTCAACAAGTGTTTCTAGCTTTAATGAAAGAACACAACAAGGTTGGTCATTGGGTGGCAGTTTATATCGTTGGGACATTCCTTTAATATGGGGTACAGAAGTTTGGGACGATAAAGATACAGGTTTTGCTGACAAGAACAGATATGACTACGGTGTGTTATATAGTTTTAATGAAAAAATTTATGGTACTGTTCATAGAACAGAAAATGATGACCTAGGATTTACAGGTAACTATTACGGACTTGTTTATAATATACATACAGAAGATGATAAACACAAACGACCAGATAAAAGAGCTGGTTTAGAGTTTGGTTTGTATTACCACGATAAAGAACAAACATCAGTATATACAGGTGTCTATAAAGATTATAACCCACAGTTATTAGCAACTATTCGTTATAAGTTCTAATTCTATTATTATAAATAGTAAGTATGGCAACTCCATCTACTAGAGAAACACTTAAGCAATATGCTTTAAGAGCATTAGGAAAACCAGTTATAGAGATTAACGCTGATGACGACCAGTTAGAAGATAGACTGGATGAAGCATTACAATTCTATGCTCAATATCATTATGATGGTATTAGACGAACATATTTAAAGTATCAAGTTACGGATGCTGATAAACAAAGATTACAAGCGTCTTTAGGTTCAACAGAAACGGCCACTAAGAATTCCGTTTCATCTACTTGGTATGAAGGAAACAATTTTTTAATAGTTCCTGAAACAGTTATTGGTGTAACTAATATATTTCCATTTTCAGATAAAGCTAGTATGAATATGTTTGACGTAAGATACCAATTACGTTTAAACGACCTTTACGATTTTGGTTCAACATCAATTATTAACTATGATATGGTGTTAAGACATTTGGATTTCTTAGATCAAATATTAGTGGGTATAAAACCTATAAGATTTCAACAACATGATAATAGATTATATATTGATATGGATTGGGTTAATGATTTACAAGTTGGAGAATTCTTAGTTATTGACTGTTATCGTAAATTAGATCCAGCAACATACACAGACGTATTTAACGACCAATGGTTAAAAAGATATACAACAGCGTTATTTAAAAAACAATGGGGTGCTAATTTAAGTAAGTTTGATGGTGTTACAATGATTGGTGGTGTTAAGTTAAATGGAGAGAAAATCTTTACAGACGCACAAACAGATATTGAAAAATTAGAAAAAGAAATAAGAGATAGTTTTGAAATAGCACCAGCATTTTTAGTAGGTTAAAACTATGCCAGTAAATCATTATTTTCAAGGCGGCCATGGTATTGGCAATCAAGCTGAAAAAACACTTTACGAAGATTTAATTGTAGAAGGCTTAAAAATATATGGACATGATGTCTATTATTTACCTCGTACATTAGTTAATAGAGATTTAATACTAGGTGAAGATACATCTAGTAAGTTTGACGATAGTTATTTAATTGAAATGTACTTTGAAACAACTGAAGGATTTGCAGGTCAAAAAGAATTAATCAATAAATTTGGATTAGAAATAAGAGAAGATACAACTTTTGTTATAGCTAAAAGAAGTTGGCAAAATCAAGTAGAAAATCCAGCAACTCAAATAGTAGAAGGCCGTCCTAATGAAGGAGATATTATATATTTTCCTTTAATGAATAGTTTTTTTGAAATACAGTTTGTAGAAGATCAAGAACCATTTTTTCAATTAGGTAATCTACCAGTTTATAAATTAAGAGTAACACGTTGGGAGTATAGTTCAGAAGAATTAAATACAGGTATTGCAGAAATAGATGATAAAGAAACTCAATACTCGTTAAATTTATTATTAAACAAGTTTACACTTGAAGATGAAAGTGGTTCATTAAAATTAGAACAAGATCAATCGTCAGGTCAACCAAACTTCTTATTAAATGAAGAAGCAACAACTACAACAACGGTGGCAACACAATCCACTTACGCTCAAAATTTAGATTTAGATACTGAAGCCGGTTTTGATACAGGCTCTGTAGCTGACGATATATTAGACTTTACAGAAACAAACCCTTTTGGAGAAATTAACTAATGTTTGGTAATTTTTTTTACAACGAAGGAATGAGAAAAATAATAATTGCATTTGGCCAATTATTTAATAACATTGTTATTCAATCAACTTCAAGCACAGGTGCCGTAACTAAAAGATTAAAAGTACCTTTAGCCTATGCACCAAAAGAAAAATTTTTAGTTAGACTTGACCAAAAACCAGATTTAGATGATAGAAGTTTTGCAGTTACTTTACCTAGATTAGGATTTGAAATTTCAGGTTTAGCTTATGACGCTACAAGAAAATTAACAAGAGTTCAAAAATTCAAAAAAGTTAAATCTGGTGAATCAGGAGAAGTTAATAATTTTAATTATGTACCTGTACCTTATAATATAAGTTTAAATCTATATGCATTTACAGCTACAGCTGAAAATGGTTTACAAATTATAGAACAGATATTACCTTTCTTTCAACCTGATTACACGATTACAGTAAACGTTTTGCCAGAGATGAATATAAAAAGAGATATACCTATAGTTTTAAACAGTGTATCTTATGAAGATAGTTATTCAGGTGATTTTACGACTCGTAGGGCCGTTATATATACCTTAAACTTTACTGCCAAAACATTTTTATTTGGACCTATGTCCAATCAAGGTGTTATTAAAACTGTACAGTCAGATATTTACACTGATACTAATTTAACTACGGCAAAAAGAGAAGAAAGAATTGTGGTCGTACCAGACCCAATAACGGCGGATGCAGATGATGATTTTGGATTTACAACAACAATTACTTCTTACACTGATAGTAAGAAATATAACCCCGTGACTGATACTGATGTTTAATTATGACAAAACTAGAAGATAAAGTAAACGAGATACTTGGCATAGAACCTGATAATAAATCTACACTAGAATCTATAGTTAAGATAGATAATCCTCCTGTTCCTAGAATAGAAGATACAAACAAATCTGATGTAGATAACGATTACAAATATAGTCGAGATAATTATTATGACCTTATACAAAAAGGCCAAGAAGCAATTGAAGGTATCTTAGAAATTGCAAAAGAAGGCCAACATCCAAGAGCATACGAAGTAGCAGGCCAGTTAATTACTAACGTTGCACAAACAGTAGATAAGTTACAAGACTTACAAAAAAAATTAAAAGATTTAAAAGACTTACCTAAAACTGCAAATCAAAATATTAAAAATGCTTTGTTTGTAGGTTCTACTGCTGAATTACAAAAAATGTTGAAAAGAGAAAGTGAAAAAGACAATGATAGTAACAAATGAGTATCATATAGATAGAGTTGAGTTTCCTTCTGTCTGTGTTGATAATTTTTTTCAAAATCCTGATTTAATTAGAGATTACGCTTTAAGTTTGCCATACAATCCTACTCCTAAAGGTATGTGGCCTGGATTTAGAACAATAGAAATGGAATACTTTAATCCTAAATTACAAGAACATATTTTTGGTAAAATTTTAAGTTGTTATTACGATTTAACTGTAGATTCAGTTAGTTGGAAAGATTCAGAAATAACATTTACAAAAATTCCTCATTTAGGTAGAAATAAAGATAGTGTTTTAAACCAAGGATGGATTCATACAGACGAATATATGGATTTTGCTGGATTAATATATTTAACACCTAATGCATATTTAGAATCAGGAACTTCTTTATATAATTTAAAGGAAGAATATTCTCAGATACAGGATGATTCTACTAGGCAACCAGCAAAAGAATTTTTTTATCTTGGTAATGAAATAGATGAAAACATATATAAAAGAGAATTAGATAAAACTATGGAAAGATTTTATGAAAAAACTAGGTTTTTTAACATTTATAATAGAATGATATGTTATGATGCTCACGAATACCATAGACCTAATAATATGTATGCAGCTGAAAATGAAGATAGATTAACTCTTGTTTTCTTTTTAAAAGGAATAACTGTTAAAAAAACACCTAAGTTTCGAGTTAGAGATAATGTCGATATGATGTGGGACGAAAAAATTATTGATGCAATGAAAAAAAATGAAAATACTAAAATCTAAAAACACATATTTGAATAAACAAATATTTCAGATAAGCGATTTAACTTATATTGATAGAAGTAGTCCTTTGAAAGAGTTATTAAATGGTGAAGATATGTTAGAGCCTATTCAGGTAATGAAGCATGAACAATCTGAAAATTTAAGATTGGGTGCTAATGGTGTTAATTTTGTTGAGAAAAAATATAGTGTGTGGAAAGGTAATCAACGAGTACATGCCGCATTGCAATTAGGTTACACACATATTGAAGGAATTATAATTAATGAATAATAATTTTGTTTTAAGTATACCAACCTTTTTGAATAAAGAAGAATGTAATAGTATCATAGAAAAATTTAATAATTTTAAAAAAGATGATAAATTTGAATATTCTGGTTATTATTATTGTGATATAACTGAAAACATTTTCGTAGATAAATTTAACAAAGCTATTGAACAATATAAAAATACTTTTAAAGAAATAACATTAACTGGTTCTTCTTGGAATCTTACAAATTTAAGATTAAAAAAATTTACTTCAGGCAATAGTTTTAATCAATGGCATTCAGAACATTGTATTAGTAATCCTTATAGGGTTTTAAATGTGCAAGTATATTTGACTGAACACAATTGTGGCACTGAATTTTATAATGGAGAAATTATAAAATCAGACATAGGTAAACTAACATTTTTTCCTGCATATTTTACTCACACGCATAGAGGACAAGTATGTCCTGATAATTTGGATAGGTATATAATTACAGGCTATATTAGTTTTGTTAAAAAAGGAAATTTAGAACAATGAATGAAGTTTATCTAGGCAATCCGAATCTTAAAAAAGTAAACGTAACTGTAGAGTTTACACAAGAACAAATTATAGAATTTGAAAAGTGTTCTAAAGACCCTTTATACTTTATACAAAACTATGTAAAGATAGTTTCACTTGATTTAGGTTTAGTACCTTTCAAAATGTATAACTTTCAAAAAGAAATGGTTGGTACTATGCATAACAACCGTTTTACTATATGTAAATTACCAAGACAGTCAGGCAAATCAACAACAATC